TGCAGGGGAAGCTGGGTTTACTGGAAACCTTGGTACGCCTGAAGGAATCGGTTAACGCTACGGTAAAGGCTCATAAAGAGAATGGCTGAGACAGCTACAAACACAACTAATAGTTTTTTAAGACCTGAGTTGCTTGAAACAAATACACCTATTGTGCCTAAGATTGCTAGCACAGGTCAGTTAACATCCTCTGATCTTTTAAATAAACTACAAACAAATCAACCCATATACGAAGGAGAAACTTTACCTGATATACCAGAAGGAACATCTGCAAGGCAGTTTTATGGGAAGTTTCCCGGTGGACTTGCAGTATACGATAAGTTTCCATCTTCTCCAACTGTTCAGACACCTACGTATACTGGAGGTATAGACTTCTTTGATCCTACTGTTTCTTCTGGTAAATCTGATGAAAAAGAAGCTAAACCAGATTCTGACATTCAAAACCAGATGGATCAAATTTTAGATGTGTCTGAAGATTCTGAATCAGGAGATGAAGATTCATTTTTTAGCTCAGATACAACATCTACCTCTGTAGATACTTCAAACACTAAATCTTCTTTTTCAAATCCTGATCTAGATATAAACATATCACTTAATAATCTTGATATTCCTAATCTAGAAGAAATGTTAGAGAAAGTAGAAGATATAGAGGTAGTTAGTAGATTAGAACAAACTTTAAAAAATGGTTTTGATAATATATCTAACAGTGTTGATAAAGGTATTGATAGTCTCGTATCAGAAGCTCAACAAGTAGTAACAGAATTAGAAACGTTTGCTAACGGCCCAGTAGATTATATTTCTAATTCTATTTCAAATGAAATACAAGCATTAGTTGATTCATTTAGTAGCCCTGATATTGCGATTGGAAAAGTTGGAGATGCTGTATTTCAAACTGTTGCATCACAATTTGTAAGCACAATGTTTTCATTAATGGGTTTAGGAGCGGCGGCTGGTCCTCTGGGAATGATAGCTACTAGAATGATGATGAATCCTCAAACTCAAATGGGACGAGCCTTTGATGAAGGAAGCACAACAGACGGAGACAATGTTATATCAGATTATAATACACAAGGAGTAGCTGTTAATAATATGGGTCAAATGGGAACCATTAATGGCATGTATGCTTTTAAAAGTTTTTCATCATTCATGAAAAATTTTGGTAAGAGTGAAGACGAGATAGAAAAAGCAAACCTTGAAAAAGAAGAGAAATTAAATATAGCAGACCTTGAAGCTGTAACATCAATAGATGATGGGGATTATGATGCTGGTTTAGATTTTGATGTAGGTACTACTGCTGCAGAACAAGAAGCAGCTATAGCAGAAGGAAGTACTATGGATGCTGGTGAAGATGATGGTGGTAGTGAATCAACAGACGATGCAGAAGGTATGGACGATGCTGCTCCTGAAGAATAAACATAAAAGGAACAATATATTATGGCTGAGATGATGGAACAAGCAGAAGGGTTTGCAGAGCAACCTGCACCTAATATGGGAATGGTAAATGAACCAGAAGCAATGCCGCCACAAGAGGGTGGTGAGAAATCGGTAGCTGATGATATTCCACAGAAAGCTGACGAGGGTGATTACATTCTTCCTTATGAGACAGTTTTGATGTACGGACTTAATCAACTTAATCGTTATGCTAAAGAAGCAATAAAACTTGCTATGGAGAACAATGTCGATCTTACAGGTACAAATCTTGATCCGACAGATGACGTTCCAATACGTATTAGTAACTATGAGTATCGTATTCCTAAAGGTTTAGTACCGTTCTTTGGTGGTGGTAAAAAATATCTTGATAAAATACGTAAAGAGGGATTAGAGCTACGTCAACGTCTAGCCGAAGAAGGTGGTGAAGACGTGGCTGAACAACAAAAAGCAGAAGCACCTGTACAGGAACAGGGTTTTGCTCCACAAGCTCCACAAGTTCCAATGGAAGCGATGCCAGCTGAAGCAATGCCAGCGGAAGCAATGCCAGCGCCGATGATGCAGAAAGGTGGATTTGTGTTATCTAAAGATAAAGATGCAGAAATACTAGAACAAGATAAACCTGAAAGTGCAGAGTCGAAGCGAATACAAGCACAGCAACCTGCAATGGTTACACCAGACGGAAAGAAAACACAACAAGGTCTGTCTGCACCGATGGGTTATGCTAATGGTGGTGATATTATGAGTGGTCTAGGTTTTGCTATGCAAGATGTAACTCCTGCAAATGTCGGCACTTTATTACAAAATGCAAAGGACGCAACCAACCTATTAACAGGTATGCAAAAAGCATTTGTAGAAAAACAACGTACTGACGAAAGACTAGCTTAATGCTTACTGATCAGTTTATTGACTTTATTAAATATGTAGAGAACGGACCAAAGGTTGGTTGGGACGAAGAAAAACAACTTTGGTTTCCACACCGTTCACCAGAAGGTGGCAATGACACTATTGCCTATGGACATAAACTTTTAGACTCTGAAGTAGAAATGGCAAACAACGGTCTGACCGATGATGAAGTAGAACAACTTCTTATTGAAGACCTGCACACAGCTGAAAGCGGTGCTAGAAACATTTTGCTAACTCACTTCAACGAAAATTTTGATGACCTGTCACAGAACAGTCAGGAGATGCTGATTGACTTTGCTTACAATCTTGGAAGCTACGGACTAAAAAGTTTTCCTAAGTTTGTAGGTGCAGTTTGCAGCGACAATATGGAGGTAATGTGTGCTGAATACAAAAGGTATTACACTGATGGATTTGGTGCAAAAAAAGAATTGAAACAACGTAATGAGGAATTTTACAAGTTGTTTCTAGCGTAGACGGCCACCTGCGATAGCGGCACCGTCATATAACACACCTACCGATGGCAACCTGCACATTGTGCAGCCCCAATAGAAGGAGAGGTAAAAATGGTTGACGAAAATATTAACGAGGAGAACGAAACAGAACTAGAGCCTACCCCGTATCAGAATGATTACAGGCGTAATTTAGAAGAACCACAGTTTAACGAAGAGGAAGATGCTGATAGCATTGACGACCCTGTAGAAGCTACTCGTCAAAAACTTGCTCAAACTGAAGGCTTGGTT